CTTTTGAACTCAGATGAGAACTCGAACTAACAACAAGGTCTTGAATACTGCGTCCTGTACGGGAGCTGCTTACACTTATGTAAACACCTTCTGCAACGGGACTACTGGATCGGGGACATCCTCGTTTCCAGCTATCAACAATGTGATATCCGCGGAGCGTGATGAACGCATAACGGACTCACTTGGGAAGGGACTTAGTCATGCCTGCACTCATAGAGTACATCCTTGGATTGTATCCCAGGACCTTACTTCTATTGTGTATGGTTCGACATCCGCGGGTCAGAACGTTGTACAGTCTTATAATCGCCCACTTGCGTGGTTCGATAATAATGCTGGAATCCGTTCTTATCACGGTTGGGACGTAAGTAATAATACGAGCGTCCCGCCCTTTTGGACCTTGACACTCCCTGGTAGCGAAAACGTTCTTAAGGAAGACGTTTTAGAGAGGGCGAAAGGCCTTAAGGCCGATCTCCTTCTAGACTACGCAGAGGCTAATCAGATGTGGCCATCCGTTACGTCATTAGCTACTTCTTTGCCTAATATGGCAAGGTCGTGGCGTGATTTACGCAAAGTGGTCCGCACGGCTAGTGGCGCGTATCTCGCTTGGAAGTTTGGCGTTTCGCCAGTTCTAAGTGATATACAAGCTGTTCACCGTTATCTGCCTAACCTAGTTAGGGATGTGAAACGTCACGCAGCTGCTCAGGCGTCTAGATACAGCTCTTCAGCTGTTGTTCTGGCCGCCTTCAGCCAAGGAGAGTATCAGTCTTCCATGCAAAATGGATTCAAGACTGTCTCCTACACACATCAGGGTAGATCTGTATCTACCCCTGTGGTGCGTTACGTGTTAGTAGTTAAGCCGAAGACAAAGTATCATACCTCATTTTTTAATGCGGCTGATACGTTGGCTTCTCGGTTTGCAACGTCACCTGCTAGTTTCGCTTGGGAGAAAGTTCCTTTTTCCTTTGTCGTAGACTGGTTTGTGGATTTGCGCGGAGCTCTTCGTGCTGCTGATAACATCCTAGGGTCTTCACCCTACGAGGTTGTTAGCTTTACGAGGAGCTACGGCTACCATCTAGCAACCGACTGTTACTTGGACCTTTATAGTCCTTGTAATGGTGGGAAGCTAGCTGGATTTCGACAGTGTTCGTTAGAGTACAAACACTACGAGCGGTCCATAGTTTCATTGGGGGCTTCGTTGCCCTCTCTGAATCCGCGATTCGGAAAAAATCAAGCCGGCATTTCTGCCGCTTTGATATCTCAGCAGTTGTCCAAAATAAGACGCTGACTGAGATCGAATCGTTTAGTTAGTTATGTATTGTTAACATAGACATATATATGCCTAAGTCAAAACCTCAGATAAGTCATAGAATTGTCCATCTCTCTCTAATGTTGAGAGTTAAGGACAGTTCAGTATTCGCAGTAGACTGGTCTTACCATGATAGTATTGTTACTCTCATGCTAGAGCAGTTTGCAGCTCGTCTCAAGAAATCCCGTTCCAAAAGGAACTGGCTCAAGAAACACGCTAGAATAGATGTATCTGGGGTCTCTAAGTTTATCAAGGATTTTAACATCCCTGTTATACTTGACACTTTCGCACCTGAGAAATCTGGTGCGTGGGTGAAGAAGGTTTAACTAACCTTCTGGAGATTACAATACATAGCTAAGTCCACGTTAGAAAACAAAAAACTAAAACTACCATGAATGCCGATCTGACATTCAACTCAGTTGTGTTCAAGAAAACCTTCGATGTGAAGGATGAATCACAACGTCAATCGACTGCTCGCGGGGTTACTACCCCTGATCAGTTGATTATCAAATCCCAGGATTACGTCGATTCCGCCACGAAAGTGGCGGGTCGGCGTTTCACCGGAAGGATTGATCGCACCGATATTGACGCTAATCTGCAGAAGATTTTAACTTCTGCATATTTCGTCATTGCTGTTCCGGGGACAGTCACTCAAGCGCAGCTCGACGTTGTCGTAGCTACGTTTAAGGCGGCTGTCGCGGATGCAACGCTCGTTGCGGCGATCCTCAACAACGAGAAGTAATTCTCGTTTAGAGGTCATGAGTTGACTCGTGTCTATATGCGCATAGCGCACGGCACGGGTTATATTAGTCAGAACATCAGGCATAGTGGTACTCCATGATATGCATGCAATAGAGCAAACATATATAAGCCTGCTAGCAGATGTAGCAAACCTTACTGGGTTCTCTGAAATACGAGGATCTTTTATTGACCTACAATGGTGTCTCATAGAGGCGCCTAAGCTAGAGAAGTATGTCCTGAAGTGTGTTGAGGAAGAGAGAAATCTCGACCCCAGCATATTCCCGGACGGGTTGAGGAAACTCGCATCTGGATCACAAAGTGATCCATACAAAATGCGATATCTTCGACAACTTCTTCTGTTCTGCTACAAGGCCTCCGTTACACATGACAAAGATACCACCAAAAAATCGTTCCAAGATTTCCTTGAAACGAATTCTTCTGTTAGTGAGTTTGGGTCTAGTCTTTCAAGACTATCTCCCTTACTCCTTAACAGAACTCGTCGACATGTTCAGTCGGTTTTGCACTTGTTCCGAACGAAGGGAATAGTCCCAAGTCACGGTCCAGGAGCTGTTACCACCTCTAAGGAGAGATGGCAGCACCGATTCAGCACCATAGAGTCAGTGTTTCCGTTCAGTGATTGGTTCTCCCTGTATTATAACAGGGATCACCTCGCACAGATTGAAGACACTGTCTTTGATGCTGACATAGAAGCTAAGCTCATCGCTGTCCCAAAAGACAGTCGTGGGCCTCGTCTAATATGTGTGCACCCTGCTGAAGCCATTTGGATTCAGCAGGGTGTGCGTCGCGAGCTAGAGAGATGTATTTCATCTCCTAGGACATCTCAGGGTCCATGGCCTTATGGCCATGTATTCTTTGATGATCAGTCGGTAAACGGCAAGATAGCTCTCCTATCTAGTAAGTCGAGGCGATATGCCACGATAGACATGAAGGAGGCGTCGGACCGTATATCGGAGTCTCTTGTACAGGTCCTCTTTGGGAGGAAGTACAAGTACTTCGGTTGTTG